GTGCTAGGTGACACCAAACCACAAAAATCTGAATAAAGGAAACGCATAATGATGATTTTAAAAAGAAAACATATGTCTAAATATAAACATGCGAAGACCTTTCGCAAACATGGACATAAAACAAAAAGCGCAAATGTGCGTTCAGCCCCCCAGCGTGGAGGCTGGAGACTCTAAAAAAGCTCCTGCTACCTCACATGGCATGTTTTCACCCTATAGCCGCTGGATTAAGCGGCTATCAAACTAACTTTTCTACAGGAAAAGCCTATCGGCGTGTCATTTTTAAACACAATGACCCCGAAATAGTACAAAACGTATCTTTACCCTGTGGCCAATGTATTGGCTGCAGACTAGAAAGATCACGACAATGGGCTATGCGCTGTATGCACGAAGCCCAACTCCATGAACATAACTGCTTCATAACACTCACATATGACAATTCACATTTACCAAGCGATCAATCGCTACATTATCGAGATTTCCAGCTCTTTATTAAAAGACTCAGAAAACGATATTCAACTACAAAAATTGGCTATTACATGGCTGGAGAATATGGCGAGAGCTTCGGCCGACCTCATTTCCATGCCTGTATCTTCGGACTCGATTTTCATGATAAAAAATTATGGAAAAGGACTACCTCTGGTTCTCTCATATATCGATCCCAAAACCTTGAAACCCTCTGGCCATTTGGTTATTCCTCCATTGGAGACGTTAACTTTGAATCAGCTGCGTACGTGGCTCGATACATTATGAAAAAACAAACTGGCAAAGGTTCAGAAAAACATTACCAGTACTCAGACTTAGAAACTGGGGAAATAGTGCAAATGACCCCAGAATTTAATAAAATGTCTCTAAAACCCGCTATCGGGCTTAACTGGTATAAAAAATATAAAACAGACGTGTACCCACACGACTACGTCATACTACGTGGCGTTAAAGTAAAACCGCCTAAATATTATGACTTGCAACATAAAAACAACGAACCATACGAAATGGAACAAATACTTGCACTCCGAGAACTCGGTGCTAAACTAAACTATGCTGATAACACAACAGCTCGATTACTTGTAAAAGAGCAAGTGGTAACAGCTAAAGTAAATAAATTAAAACGTACCCTCACTTAGGAAACCTCATGAAACTAAACATTTGTTCAGTAAAAGATAGGGCAGCCGATGCTTTCGGACGCCCTATGTTCGTACCTTCACTCGGAGTAGCAATACGCTCCTTTACCGATGAAATAAACCGAAACGATGCTGAAAGCCAACTCTTTAATCATCCTGATGATTTCGATTTATATGATCTTGGCGTATTCGATGACAATACTGGAGTGTTCTTACTCCACGAATTACCAACAATGCTCTGTCTCGGTAAACAAGTAAAAATACAAACGTAACAAGCGTAGAGGGGGGGTTTATCCCCCTCACGCAATAACTACCAAAAAGGTAAAATATGCATCGCAACCAATCAGTTCAAACGCATCAATTCACCTCAATTCCAAAAGCGGATATACCCCGCTCTAAATTTGACTGTCAGTCAACACATAAAACAACATTCGACGCTGGCTATCTCGTCCCAGTTTACGTAGACGAAGTATTGCCCGGCGATACATTCAATCTAAATATGACGGCATTTGCCCGTCTATCAACACCGCTATTCCCTATCATGGATAACATGGTTATGGATAGCTTCTTCTTCTTTGTCCCTAATCGCCTAATTTGGTCAAATTGGCAAAAATTTATGGGACAACAAGAAAACCCAGCTGATTCAATCAGCTATGTAGTCCCTCAACAGGTGTCACCTACAGGAGGCTATGCTATAGGCAGCCTCCAAGATTATATGGGACTACCAACGCTTGGCCAAGTAGGCGGAGCTAATACTGTAAGTCATTGTGCCTTTTGGCCAAGAGCTTACAATCTCATCTGGAACCAATGGTTTCGAGATGAAAACTTACAAAACTCTGTAACAGTAGATACAGGTGATGGCCCTGATGCCACACCTTCTACCTCATACACAATACTAAGACGTGGAAAACGTAAAGATTACTTCACATCATCTTTACCATGGCCACAAAAAGGTGCTTCTGTAACATTACCTTTAGGTACTAGTGCACCTATTAAAACTTCTACCGCCAGTCAAGTTACTGGTGCTCAGTCTCAAATTAAATTTTTAACTACTGCTGGTGCTGCTATCGGTACTTCTGCTGCTGGCTTTGATTCTGGTAGCGGTCTTTATCAGGGTGGAGGTTCACCCGCTTACTCTAATGCTGTATATCCATCGAACTTATATGCTGACTTATCTACAGCGACAGCTGCAACTATTAACCAATTACGTCAATCATTTCAGATTCAAAAACTCCTTGAGCGAGACGCTCGTGGTGGCACTCGATATACTGAAATTATCCGTGCTCACTTTGGTGTGGTCAGCCCTGATTCTCGTCTCCAACGTCCAGAGTACCTCGGAGGAGGTACGACTACTATCAATATCAATCCGATCAGTCAAACAAGTGCTACGGGACAAACTGGCGCAACTACCCCTTTGGGCAACCTTGCTGGTATGGGTACTGCCTTGGCTCATAATCATGGATTTACTCAATCATTTACTGAGCATGGCGTAATTATTGGAATAGTAGCGATAAGAGCAGACTTAACATATCAACAAGGTCTGCAAAAAATGTGGAGTCGTTCCACACGCTACGATTTCTATTTCCCAGCATTTGCTATGCTGGGCGAACAAGCAGTTCTCAATAAAGAAATTTATGTAACAGGTGCATCAACCGATACTGATGTGTTCGGTTATCAAGAAAGATGGGCTGAATATCGTTATTATCCATCACGCATTAGCGGATTATTTCGCTCAACCGCAGCTGGAACTATTGATCCTTGGCATTTAGCCCAAAAGTTCACTGCATTACCAACCTTGAATTCAACATTTATTCAAGATACACCACCTGTAGATCGAATTGTAGCTGTCGGATCACTTGCTAATGGCAAACAATTCATTTTTGATAGCTTTTTTGACGTTAAAAAAGCACGACCAATGCCTATGTACTCTGTACCCGGCTTAATTGACCATTTCTAATGGGATTATTCGATTCCGTCGGAGACTTTCTCTCAGGCCCCGCTACAGCTGCTAGCGGAATGCTTGGCTCTGCTATTAGCGGAGGTCTATCATTCCTAGGTCAAACTGGGGCCAATAAAACAAACATGGACATCGCTCAAAATCAAATGAATTTTCAGCAACAAATGTCCAACACTTCATACCAACGAGCGGTTCAAGATATGCAAGCTGCGGGTCTTAACCCCATGCTTGCTTATGCGCAAGGCGGAGCATCAACACCATCTGGAGCGGGTACCCAAGTACAAAATAGACTTGGGGCAGGCGTCCAAGCATATCAACAAGGTCAAGCAACTTCCTCGGCTGCAGCTCTGCAAAGAGAACAGGCTAAAGCGATTGACCCACAAATACAAAACACTATAAGTCAAACTGCTATGAATTCTGCTGCTGTCGGTAAGATTCAAGCAGAAACTGACAACGCAAAAGCGCAAACTGCAAATATAATTGCGCAAAATCCTATACTTCTAAAAACAATAGAGCAGATGCAAGCCCAAATTGAAAATTATAGGGCAACATCTAAGCTCTCAACTGCAACAACTGGAAATGTAATTTCCAATATTGCACCAAGTACCGATCCATATTGGTATCGGGACTTAAAACGTATTCTGTCCCCAGATACGCTTAATCAAATTAAGGGAAACCTTAATCGACAAACCGATACGGGTAAGGGTATTCCCTTATTCAAAACTCCTTTAGGAAAATAAAATGAAAGCACCATTTTTACGTACCGAATACAACTATGACATGAATGCTGCGTCAAATGAGTCAGGGTTGCATTGTGAGGATGCAACTCTGACTCAGCAGCATTTTAAAGACGAAACGGATATTAATAATATTCTTCGTCAATTTAATATTACTGGACTTCTTCCAGAAGCCCCTTTATCGCCTCGTTATGGCGATTTCACTGGCGTTGTGGATTACCACACTGCCTTAAACCAAGTAATCGCTGCAGAAGACGAATTCATGACTCTGCCAGCTGATTTACGAGCTAGATTTCAAAACGATCCAGCTCAACTCATCGATTTTTTAAACGATGAAAATAACCGCTCTGAAGCGGTTAACCTCGGACTTTTGGACACCCCAAAAGCCGAAAGCACAGTTACTCCACTTGATGTAACTGTGC